AGCCGTCTTCCTCTTTGTTTCATCTTGCATAATTCCTCTATTGTGTATAATGAATTCACTTCTTTTTTTATTTCTCTCCACGCATGTTCGATTTTGATCTTACCATGACGAGCGGTGCCCTTCTTTGTGTAGCCAATGCTTGGGCCTTTGATGTTGTATTTCTTAAACAACTGAAGGCATTTGTGGTGGATGGCCATCTCGCTGTAATCCCAGAGCGAAGAATCAGTCTCCTTTATTCGTGAGATCGCAACCATATCACGCATTCCTTTCTTGACTTTTTGTCTTCGGGAAGGATAGAGAACCATTCGCATTGGAGAGTCATCATCACCCCTAATAATATCGGGGCAATTTTGCGAACCAGCACGGAAATCAAACCAGTCATAGAGTAACACATCGCCCGTATCATTTAGGTCAAGTTTCATAAGTTCTTGATATTTAACAATAAATCGGGAACTTTGTTTTGTTACGATTGTTACGACTTTTTTGTCACTATCATGACGAAGATTTTGTATCATGTCTGGAATTACCATCAAGCCTCCCATTCCAAGAATGAAAACTAAACGATCCCAGACTTCTGCATAAGTTGGAATCTTATCAAACAACAGAAAGTCAAAACTATGATCGTCATTTACAATTTCAACATCATTCGGTCTAACCGGATCGTGAAGAATAATTGGTAGTTCATTTTTGTAGGCGTAAAGCAAAGACTTGATTGTGCGTCCTAATACTAATGTTTTGAACTGGAGCTTAATGGTCCCTCCTTATAGACTTTCTCTAAAAATCTTTGTGGTATCGCTCTTCTTAATTCGTTCCCAAACTGAACATCGTAAAGGGGTTCGTTAAACATGATCCAATCCTGATAAGAGTAAGATTGGTCGTAGATGGCTTCGCTAATTATGATTCCAATCTTTTTGGTACCATCCTCCAAGACGGTGTAAAGATTGAAGGATTCCAGATGCACCAGATCACCAACCTTAAAGATCGGCTTTATTTTAGTTACCGTCATTTTTTCTAAACGCCGATGTAGCCTCCGGCCAAAGTTCTTGGCTAATTTCAAGACAGGCTTGGGCAACTTTTCGTATTTCCCACTGAGCGCCTTCATGTGAACGGAGCTTAATAAATTTAAGCAAGTTATTGAGATTGCAAGTCCCATAGTATTCCGTGTAAAGATTTTGCGGTAAGACCATCCTCGCTTGCTCACGACATACTCCTTCGGACATCATCCTGTTAAATAGTGCTAAACTCTTATCAACATGAGATCTGACCGCATGATTCGCACGAGTTCCCTCGCCGAAATCGGCAAGGTCGGGCCAGATTATTGGGTTTATTTGATCAGTGTTTGAGGCTTGTCTGTTGGTTCTATGCTGTGTGCGGAAGCTTCGCGGCATATAGAACTGCAAGTCTTTATCGGTATATCTTCTGGAGATCTCGTTGTACGACCATGTTCGATGTCTCATATGCTGAGAGCGAACAAACATAGGAACAACAAAACGAAAAGTAACGACATTGTGCTCGAAGGTTGATGTATGACGATGGTCCACCAAGTACCTAATAAGTCTTTTATCTCTTTCTTCCAGTTCATCTCTAGTTACACCAAATGAAACTCGGGCGGAGTTTACAATGGTTAGGTCGGAACCCATATGCTCAATGTAATCTACTCGCCCGATTTCGTCATCATATAAATAGATGGTCTTCACTTATCACCCGATCTAACAAACTTAATTTTCTTGCCGGGATGTTCCGATGCTTTCTTCATTGCTTCGATAACCGAGTTTGGCGCTTCAACAATTATCTCATCGGATTCTGTGATGAGTTCACCTTCTTTTTCGGGGGTCTCAAGAAGAACAGACTCCTGTTCGCTCAATACCTCAAGAACCATCTCTTTTATAATTTCTTTCGTTAATTTCATTGTAGTCTCCCAAAAACATAGTTTTCTAACACTAAATAGTGTGTTTCTGAGTCAAGAGTGACCTCATGAAGCATACGGCGTTCAATCAAAACCTTTTGTATTGGGCTGTTATAGAACTTTGAGTCTTCTGCAATATCAAGCACATTGCATACAACATATGGCGATTGTGGTGGTCGAAAGTCCTCCGGCATAAGAAGTTGCACCGTGTTATCAACGGTTGCTTCTTCTTCAACTGGGTGAACCAAGAGGTGACGATTTTCTGGTACTATATTCATTATTTCTCCTATATTTCGCAAGTATCGTTTGTGCAGAATTTGCTTCCAATTCCGCCTTCGTTTGTTTCAATACGCTGGATTGGCGTAATATCCTTTATCATATCCTCGTATTGTTCTCTTGTTATTGGCTCGTATGGTGCCTGAACATAGCCGGTCTCTTCATAACGAAGAAACGATACCGCCTTAAGTCGGGTTTCATACATTTCCAAAGCGTCTTTGATTTGGGGTGCCTCGTTCGGTTTGAACGTAACCGTGATGGAAACCGAGTTGTCCGCCCAATAATGTTGGTATTGCGCAGCAATCTCAAGTTGCTCCCACATAGATACATCCCGCTTGCCTTTCACAAAATGCGGTTCCTTGACGGGAAACTCAACGCAAAGAGTATTTGGCGAATACTCATCTTTTTCTATTTTATACCCAGCCTCGCGCAATGGCTCAATCAATTGAGAGTCCTTCGCGAAGCGAATTCGCCGGATATAATATTCATCTTCCGGAAAGTGAATGCCGGGCGTTGATCCGTTCAAAAGGGACACCGTTCCAGATGGTTTGATGGAAGTCATTCGCACCGACCTTGGAATACACAGCCAATCCGAATATTCCTCATCCAGTTCCTTGACATGCTCGTAAGCATTGTCGCACCATTCATACATGGTTCTTCGACCAAACTTGTTAAAGGCTTGAACAACTCCGGTTTGGGACAAACCGATTCGGCGGTTTTTAAGCATAAGCGCGTTGGTTTCCGGCCAGTGTGTGTTAGCAAGCGTAACAGTCTTTCCGTAAAGATATGCAATCTTGAGGGTTTTTAGATAGTCCTCGTAAGTGTCGTGCTTTGCGGGGTATGTCTCAACAAGACAGCAAAGTTCGCCGTCTTCTAGTTGTTGCTCAACGCACGGGTTGAATCCCATAACTTTCTGGTCGTCAAGACGAATGCCGTCTTTCATGCGGCCTCTCGTGCGAGCGTTCTCAAGCCAGATATATCCGGGCTCTCCGTTCTTTTGTGACTGCTCTGCATGCCATGAGTAATCCATTCCAACCTTTGCTTCGAAAGAATTGTTTGATCCCCAGCGATGGTGATAAAGTTTTTCTTCATCATTCTTCATCGTAAGATATTCGCGATCATCGTGCTGACCGAGAGCAAGAGCAGCAGAGCGACGTACGTTCCCTGCAACGACACAACGACCAATAAGATTCTCAGTGTCAACAATATCAACCGAAGTGATTGTTTCACCGATACGCGACGTATAAAGTTCTTTGAGAGCATCGTGTAATTCCTCCAAAGGCCCATGACCTGATGCTGTTCCCCCGAATCCCTTGATTGCAGACCCCGGTGGTCTTATGAGTGAGTAGTCAAACTGGGGAATTTTTTTCGCGAAGAAAAATCCGTCGAGAAGGATTTGGACGGAATGCACCCAACCCTCACGAGAGTCGGCAACTCTGTATATCTCATCTGTATACTCTGGTTCTTTAATCTCACACGTTCCCGCACCCAATGTATCAAAACCTACACCGATTCCAACCATAAGAGCGTCCATCATCCATGCAAAGATATATCCACCTTTTGTGCTTATCTCTCTTGTTGAGCGGAACGCGCAATTAAAAAGACCCGCTCCCGTTCGTTCGTAAATGAACTTGGTGCCCATCATCCAAAGACCTCGGCCCGGTGGGGTCCATTTGAGGGTGAACAATCTTTCGTACGCGTCTTTGGCTGTTCTCTGAGCTTTCTGGTCATTCCATTCCAAACCAAGGGCGTGGACATGGCGCTTTTGAATGTCGAACATTCCTTCAATAACACGGCGACATGTTTGGTACCACTCTTCCGTGCCTTCCGCTCCATCCATGAACTCATTCAAACGGCGGGCGTATGTGCGCTTGAAAGTAATATAGCCGACCGGTCCCCATGGAACTTCGCGGTCTTTGTAGTGATTTATAAAATTGTCCGAAAGCTTGAACTTGCGAACGTTAACCTCGCTTATCTTAAACATCTATGACTCCTATTTCGATAGTAAATGTGAATACTTATTTTTTATGTGTTCTTTGGCGTTCTCAACAGGATTGGCTCTTTGGTGTTCAAGCTCCTCTTGATCTTCTAGAATCTTTATGCAGACATTCGACGTATCCATAAATATAGGTAAAACTAATCCGTCGGGGCCATTTCGGTTCTTAGCGAGGAAGATACGACCCATGTTAGCTTTCTTGTCTTCAATTGTTCTTGATACGGTGAAAATAAAATCTGCTACAAAGCATTTGTTGAATGCCTCTGATATTGCTTCCATCGTGATGACTTCCGCATTAAGCCCAGATCGGTTGGTTTGTGAAGCGGTCCAGATAGGACATTCCATAGTTTGGGCAATACCACGGAGTTCTTCATACAATGTTTCCAGTTCATGTCTCTTTTCGTTACGAGCTTTGACTGGTCTCAAAAGGTCAGCATAATCAACGATAACCATGTCTGGGTGAATACCTCGTTTCTTGAGTTTATCCAGATGATTCTTAATTGATTGTGTTGTCGCTGATTTGGTTGGGTACTCTTTTACAATGAGATTCCCCTCGATGTCTGAGATCTGGTCAAAGATTTCTTCTTTGTTCATCATCAGATCGTTGAGCGGAATTCCTGTAATGCAAGAGTCATAACGCTGGCCGACAACCGTATCAGCCAACTCCAGAGTATAATGCACAACAGTCTTGCCCTCTTTGAGTGCTTGTGATCCTAGATGGACCAAGACCATTGATTTACCAGCCCCAGTAGGAGCAATAACCACGCCAAGTTCAGACTTGCCAAGGCCGCCTTTACAAAAGCCGTCCATTCGTTCCCACCCTGTTGTGATTGGGTTTCGGGCTTTAATTTGAAATCTAGACTCAAAATCAGCCATCCAATCGTGACCGAAGTTATTATCAGAACCAAGTTTAAGAGCGTCATTTATCACCTTTGAAATTTCGTCAAATGACGATGATTTTAGAAGACCAACCGACTTCATCATCGCTTGCTTTAGAACTTGCTTGCGACAGAAATCCATTGCAGTATCTTTAACAAATTCAGCACCATCGACCATTGATGATGATATGATACGAGTGTAATAATCTCGAACTTGTTTTTGTACCGCTGCATCATACTCAGTAATGCCTGATTTGAAAATTGTTGCTAGAATCTCATATGATGGATGGACTCCGTATCTTTGTCTGTAATCCAAAATTACATTAACGAATACTTGTAGATACTTTGTTTCTAAAAACTCTATATCAAGAACCTCTGTGATCTGGTCGCAGAACGGTCGGTCCTGTAACATAAGCTGGCAAAGCTTTTCTTGAAAACTCTTACCAAACTTAGAAAAGTTATCTGTTTGTTGTTGCATCTTTCCTCCGATGTATTATAAATATAATAACACAAATTGAATTGACTGTCAAGTTAATATTTTATTTGTCTATAGTATCAAAAAAAGATTATGCCCATGGAAACAGGCATTTCTTTGTAAATTATTTTTTTAAATAATTTTGATAACTCTTATCATGTTTGCTATGTAAAGACTTTTTATTTTACACAAATCTGAATCAAAACTATTGTAAGAGCCAATAGAGAGCAGATTATTGTTTTCGCAGTGAAGGGGCTTTCTCCGAGATGATACCATGTTAATAGTGGAAATGTTACATACGAAAGAGAGAAACCAATGAAGCGCATTGTCCACAATTGTGGAGACCAATCCATCAAATATCTAGTTCCAAAATACCATAAAAAAGCATTAGGAATTGCTAGAAGAGAACAGATAAGAAGAGATCTCTCTTTCCACCAATCTGAAATGAACTGGAGATTTGATCCATACCATGCGAATGTGTGCCCAAGTAAAAAAAGTACAATTGCAATTATTAAGTTTTTACTCACCAATCACCTCATCAATTTCGCTTTCTGGAAAACGATTGAAGAGGTCTGTTTTAGTTGTTGTTTCTGAGATAGGATACTGAGCGTAGGCTTTGATTTGAATTGTTTTGTTATGGTAATCAATTTCTTCGCAAGTCCACACGTAACGTATGTCCCAATTGTCCCCATCCAAAAAGACAGGCTCTGCCGTCATGCATTGAGCCAAAATAGATACAAAAAAAGATTTCATTATGTGATCCTCCGTGGATAATAATTATGCTGTGATTCTGCGAAACGCCGTATACAGATCATCAAATCTATAAGAACCAAACCCATCTTTAATCATCATGGCTTTTATGGTCGTTATATTGACTTCTGGTTGGAATTCGCAAACATTATACATCACTTGACTTCTGGTCGTTGGGGACATCGCTGGGTGATACAATTGCATAATATTGTAATTAGACTGAATGAGAGAAGAATTACTAATAATTTTGTTGTGACATGAAAGTTTCTTCCCAATACCACGACAATGTTCCACTAATTCAGTTGCGCTAATACTGCCTGAACCTTTTAAGAATCCAAATCGTTTCTTCATAGTTCCCAAACCAACGCGAGGTACACCACCAATATTATCAGAGGGATCTCCTGCAACGGCACGAGCAAGGGCGAAGTTGTTTGGATGAATACCAAATTCTGCAACAATACTGGCCTCTGTGGTTATGGTGTCTTGGATTGGTCGATAGATTGTGGTTTCGCTATCACACAGTTGGAAGAAGTCCTTATCGCTTGATACAATAAGCTTGCTTCGTCCTGCGTAATGATCCGATTTAGACAATACTGCAATAACGTCATCGGCTTCAATATTATCCGCCATGACTTGTATTACCGGCATCTCGTTAAGGTATTCCACGAGTCTGTAGAACTGATAAGCTTTATTCTTTTCTTGTTCCTCGGGAGATAACTCGTACATCCGTCGGTTGAAGCGAACAGGTGATCTGCCGCCTTTGTAGTTCTTATTCTGTGCTTTACGTCGTTGGCTTCCACCTTGACCGTCCCAACAGATGACTACTTCATCTGGTTCGAACATTCGCACAACTTTCTGTAGAGATTTAAGGAACCCCATGCAGCCGCCGATTGGGTTGCCCTTTGAGTCAATCGTGGGATTGACGATGTAAGATCTGATGAACATGTTGAGTCCATCGATAAGCATAACTTCATGCTTCATATTTCCTCCAATGATACCTATAATGTAACATGCCCCAAGACGTTTGTCAAGGGGCATAGGAGAAAAAATTAAAATAAATTTAGAGTTATTCTTTGTCGAAGGCTACTGAATTCTTAATCAGGGCGGCAGCTTCTTTTTTGACTTCTCTAAGTGTTTTGCGCAATCTGATACCAGCAGATTTATTTCCGTTGATATTCTTCGATAGATCCAGTTCGATAGATATAAGAAGTTCCTTTAGTTTTTCGTACTGTTCTTTTAGTGGATTTTGGTCGCTCATGTAAATACTCCTCAAAGTTTTCTGGTTTATCTAAATACTCTAGATCCTCTAAAAAAGCCCACTCTATTTTGAAGGTTTGCAAGCTGTAAATCGCGATAATGCACTTTTGATCTTCAACAACTCGATCTACTAATCTATAAGGAAAATCGTGAAGATCTTTTATGCAAACAATAGAATGTGCGGGCCAAAGTGTTCTAGCCATGATAGCTCCTCTTATAAATAGTCAGATTATTAATTCAGCGCTGGGTACTCGTCATAAGGTTTTTGACGTTATCTCTACAAAAGCCTTGATCTTCGCGCTCAATCAACTCATAAATAATTCCTGTGAGTGGATTGGGTTTTGTAAAAACCTGCACAAGGCCGGGGCATGTAAGTGGCTCTGGGGTGGTAAATTGTATTCCTCTCTCAGACCACTCTTTCATCGTGCTCTCAACACTCTCCACTTCATATGCTAAATGATGAATTCCGGTGCCGTTTTCCTTAACCCATTCAGCAACGATAGAGTTGTCGGAACCCTCGGAGATAAATATTTCGGGTGCGTATTCATCGGATGGTTTTATGAGCACATGACAGCGGGCGTTGGTGTTGTCTTCAAACTGAATGTCGAAGCCTTCTGGAAGATCTGGAGCAATGATATATCCTAAAGATGTTGTTAAAAATTTTATTGCTTCCAGTTTGTTCTCAACGCGATACGCTATGTGGTCTAATCTCATTTTTGTGTCTCCGAAATAAAACCGCCCCCTTTCGGAGGCGGCAAGTAGCTATAATTATTTTGTTAATCATTATCTACGTTAATATCACTTCCATCAACATCATATTTTTCAATTATTTCTCTGTCCATGATATCGTAAACAATCTTACGAAACTCTTCGTTCTGAAGTTGTTCGGTCCATTTGGATGCCTGAAACTTAAACTCTTTGCCGTCTTCACCAACAATGGTGTACCAAGAGCCTCCTCGCTTCAAACGTTCGGTTCCGGACAGCTTGATTGCCTCCAACCAAGATTCTTCATCTTGGATTCCTACGTCATCACCCCATAGGATTTTAAAGGCGCAAGTTCTACCATAAGAGCCAAAGCGAGATTTCTCAAGTTTGACCTTCGTCTCGGAACCAACACGAACACCCTTCTCGTTCTCAACAAATGAAGCACGAGCCTTGCGGCGAGTGAGCCAAATGCGGAGAGAACAGAAGTATTCAATTGCTTTACCACCGGGCGCTATAAAAGGCGTAGTCATCGCCTCTGCAACGTTCGAAGTAATATTCGTCTTCAACTGATTGATTAAAATCATTGCTGATTGTGAATTAGCAATCGGAATCGTAAGTTTTGGAAAAGCTTTAGCAAAGATACGAGGCTTAACAGCCATCGAAGACTGCGGGTTGAAATCACCCTCGATGTCTTTCTCGGATGCGGTTGCTGCTATACTATCCCAAATGAACAAGAACTGTGTGTCCTCGTAGTTTGAGAGCAGAGCCTCGATCTGTTCCAAAGTCTTCTCCACCGATACGGCCTGAACATACAAGAGTTTGCTCAAGTCAACACCGGCTCGCTCAAGAAAGAGAGGATCGATTGAAGATTCCGCATCGAAATACACAACCGTGAATCCTTTCTTCTGAGCATTAGCGGCAATCTGGGTTGCCATGAAAGATTTACCAGACGCTGAGAGACCAGCAATCTCAGTAACTTTCCCGACGGGAATACCCGCCATCTTACCTTTACAAATTATAGAGTCAAGCCATCTTGACCCTGTTGGTATCCAATCTTTTACTGCCGTTGGATTATCGGCTTTAAGATCATGAGCAACATTCAAACCTGTTGATTTGTTAATCATTGACCTCATGTCATCCAGCGATAGTTTTCCGGCTTTCTTTTTCATCTGTATTACTCTACCCAATTGGGCCTCCTTTGGTTAGTTTAACTTGTGTAGCTGAAAGATGTTATTTCAACATCAGCATCCTGATTGCTGTAAGTCCTCAAGACACCTCTGACGCGATCTACAAATTGATTTTGGGTTTCATTACCACCCATTTTACTTGTCTTGAGGCCAAGCCAACCACTCTCTACATCCATGCGAGCATCGCCTTCGTATTCAAATTGAAGGTCTACTTTGCTGATAACGTCATCGGGCCAGATACCAAAGGTTTCATTAAATGTGCCTTCATCAAGCCAATCACCATTTTCTTGCCTTTCAGCATAGGCGCTAAGTTGTTGTTCAGTTATTTTCAACGAGCCTAAAAGATCTTTATTGCGACCCTCCAGCAAAAACATAGCAGCACTATGTTGATCATTAAATTGTGTAGCAGCCATATTATGGCTTTGTGTATAATATCCCATTTTTACCTCCGGATAATAATATGTGGGCAGAATAATCCCTCCGCCCAAGGGAATTTATTAAAGTCTTTTTTCATTAAGCTCTGGAATCTTTCTCCATTCTTTTACAGTGATGCGGCGTGTTCTCATGTCGTAACGACTAAATCCTGTCCACTCACACCAATCTCCATTTTGTAGATGGGTAAGTTTAGCACCATAGTAAACGCGATCTTTTTTAAGCGGGCGTTCTCGGCCTGTGGCTCTGTAGTTTTCTTCAAAGATGTAAAGAGCAACTTCATAGCCCCTCTTATGATCAACATAAGAATCCATAATCTCTTCATGTACAAGTTTGAGAAATGGTAGTTCGCGATCATACTCTAAAAGCTGATCATCGCTAATTGACGCCGCATAATCATCCAAAGTGTCGTATGTTTGTTCAGTAAATAGGTTATAAAAACCACTTCTAGTTTGCTCTACTTCTTCGTTTAAATTACCCATTTGTCCTCCGATTAAATAATGAGCGGGAGACGAGATTCGAACTCGCGACCTTTTGGATGGCAACCAAATGCTCTACCAACTGAGCTACTCCCGCAAAAGCTGATGATAGGATTTGAACCTACGACCGGCGGTTTACAAAACCGCTGCTCTACCAACTGAGCTACATCAGCAAAAAAAGGCACCTGATAACCCTGTGCCTTCCCGTGGGGAGAGTGATCTCTCTGGACTTGGTTATTTACCCTGAAGTCGTTGCATAGCTTCCAGAACGGCATCGCCGCCTGTATTATACTTTTCAACTCCAGCACTATCATCGGAGGCACTCGTATTGGGATTGCCAGAGAGATAGTCACTCAAAATTGTTTCCAATTCTTCAGTTGTCTTTTTCTCGAAAAGAGTACTAAAGTCTGGTATCGACTCCAAAAGTTCAGCGCAATCTGCAATAGATTCATCGCACAGAACTGATGGACGACGACGTGGCTTCAAAGTTGTTTTTGGAAATGAGCCCGGAGTGCCCGGAACATCATAGTTAAGAACAACATCTGTGCCTGTTTCTGGATCTGTAATATCTCCATAGTCTGGATCAAGAACATATCCGAGAAGAGTTTGGTATGCAGTCTTACCATAAGCCCACACTTTAACTCCCTCATTTTCCATTCCGCGAACTAGAATCGGAGAGTAATAGCGATTACGAGCAAACAATTGTTTTGCTTCTTTCTTTGCTACTTCATCGTTATTATCTACACCCTCACGCCAAAGCTTTGACGCAAAGTCACAGATTGGACATTCGCCCCCATGGTTTCTCTTGTTACAAAGAATTCCGGGGTTTTTACCGACATTATAATGAAAGAAATATTCCTTGAAAGGATCTCCATCTTCTGTTGGTAGTATTCGTATTGTTTGGTCTCCTTGTTGTGGACGCCATTTGGTGCTGTCGTTTTTCTTCTTTCCACCGTTTTTTGATTGTTCGAGCTTCGCTCGCATTGCTTCTAAATCGATAGCCATGATTTTCTCCTTTATTTATTAATCATTATGGGGATATACCCTAACGCAGGAAGCCAAATATCGCTTCCCACTCTCTATATTATAGCATATTTTAATGCTTTTGTCAAGTAGTTTTTTTGAAAAAGCTTCCTGTCTCTTCGGACCACTCGTGGGCTTCATATTCACCTTTGCTTGTTTGCTTAACAAACAAAACTTTGGTAATTACTGGCATGCCACTATTAATAACATTTACATTATTATTCCAATCGGTCAAGTTTTTAATGAAATGATTACGCTGTTCTCGTACCGTTTCTTCACTTGTGATGGTGCTGCTCATTGTGGTACCACAGCGGACACAAGCCTGTATTCTGTTGTTCTTTGAAGTAAACTCAGGCCGAGCAAACCAAGAATTGAAAACAGTATTACGAAAGTTATTATAGTGTGTTACATAAGTTTTCTGTGGGACTTTTGCCTGACTTGGAAACCATTTTCCTGAAGGCCAAAATTGT